GGCTCCATGTCGGCGACGAGGTGGGCGAGGTAGTCGCCGGTCAACGCGTCGGCGGGGACCGTGACGGTAACGGCCTGGACGGCCTTACCGATCAGGGATGCAAACAGGGCGGTCCTCATGTTGTCGTCGTGGGCGCGGGGTTCGGTGTTTTCGGTCATTTCGGTCTTCTTTCGTGATTGGGTGGGTGACGCCCCGCCCGGTTGGGCGGGGCTGGGATAGGTCAGAAGGCAAGGCTGCCGAGGATGCTCGACGCCTTGGCAAGCGTGATGCCCGCTTCGTCGGCGAGCTGGGCCGTGGTCTTGCCTGCGTAGATTCCCGCGATCATCGCGCCCTCCAGGCGGGCGTCATCGTCGGCGAACTCGGCCAGGGGCACGCATCCGCACGTGTAGTCAACGGCGGCGGCCATAGGGCCGTACAGCATGACGTTCTTCTCGAACGTCGTCATCTTGCCGTGCTTAGCGAGGCGCTCCTCGATTTCGGTCGCGGCGTCGGTGATGACGGCGAGCTGCTGGGGGGTGAAGTC